TCGCTAGTGGCAAGCCTGATTTTATGATTGTATTTCTTAGGGCTAATCTTTTCACCCTCATACATTCCCATGCAAGAGTCACCATCAAAACGCAAAACCTTAGTTTTTGCAAAGTTAATCCGTGATTTTAGCTTAAACTCATTTTGTAGTATAAGCTGGAACAATCTTGTTTTATCTGATCTAATCATTTTGAAATCCAAAGCAGTAGCGCAACCTTAACGCATATAAACGCAACGACACCCAAACACACATTAAAGAATTCTATATCTGTCATTAGTCAACCTGTATATCTGTAATTACATTATTTTTTACAATAAAGTACATTTCAACCAAACCCATGCTAACCCAAACGCAACCATTACCCTCACGGATAGCATAGGGTTTATTAGGGTATTTTTTAGCTAAGTAGCTTTCAACAATTTTAAAATTTTTCATAGGTCTATTATATCAGATAAAACAAGATAGGGGCAAAGCCCCTATTGGCTACAAGGTCTTTTCAGCCTTGATAAAATCGGCAATTTTAGCAAGTGCTACCTTGTTTGCCTTAGTCAGTGATTCTGTATCGGCTTCGGTCAAGCCCAACATTTCACCGATAAAATCAGCGTGAGCATCTTTTTTAATCGGTGTTTCGCCTGATTTCGTTTTGTATGCCTTAGCAACATAAACCTTTTCACGGCTCAATTTTGCAACAACAGAACGCACAGTTTTACCCAATGCCTCAGCGATAGCGTCAACTGTCATACCGCCTTCGTAGTCGGCAACCATGCGAGCTGTTTGCTCTGGGGTGTAGTTTACTGTTTTCATTTTCTCTCCTTAAAAATATATTATATCACAATGGCTTCATTAATGCAAGCCATATCCACAATGGTGAAAAGGTTATTGCAACAAACAAGCAAGCTTGCAAAATTTCTGTTATGAATTTCATTTCATAGCCTCACATTCAGCAGAGTAAGCTAAAGCATTCTGAGCGTTACACATTTCAGCGTATGACTCTTTAGTTTTAGTTTCATAGTAAGCAACCAATTTCTGAGCGTATTCTAGAGCGAGAGTTTGTGTGTTAGTCATAGTGTTCCTTGTCATCATGTATTCTATTATACACGAATAACCTAGAATAAATCAAGTGTGTTGAAATACAACATAGGTAGATTCCCTAATTGACCACGGGGGCGGTTATCAGACTATTTTTTACCCCACGCCTATGGGCCCACCGACACGGCCTACATATGGGAAATTTCCAAAAACACTTGGGTGCCAAAATCCACACTTGCTAAAACAACCCTAAACTGGTATAATCAACACAAAAGGATACCTCTATGACAACTCACCTGCCTGCAGAAACCGTACGAATCAGCCCCGAAGCACTGGAAGTAGCAAATGCCTACCTCCAGCTTAACGACGCCCGTGCAGTCGCCCAAGAACTAGACTTAGACCCTGAAGTGGTAACAAATCTCCTAGCTCGCCGTGAGGTCAAAAGCTACATCGACTCGGTATTTTTTGATAGTGGATACAACAACCGTTTTCTTATGCGACGTGCCATGGATGCACTAATCAAACAAAAGTTTTCGGAACTTGAGGAATCACAAACTGGGTCGACTAAGGATATTGCCGAGCTATTACAAATGTCACACAAAATGCCAATGGATTTACTAGATCGCGAGATTGCTCTAGAAAAAGCACGCATGACAACTGCACCGCAAAAGCAGGTTAACGTGCAAATCAACGAGGGCTTAGACGGATCAAAGTATTCACAACTGGTCCAACGATTAATTACTGGAGAAGGCGTTTAATGTTAGAAACAATTTGTGAAGTAATGACGGACGCTTACAAGCGTAACTGGATTACTAGTCGTGACGGTAATGCATCAATACGTCATCAAGATCGTGACCACTTTTATGTTACACCTACGGGCGTGCGTAAACAAACACTGCAACCAGACCAATTTAAAAAGATGGGTCTTAGATCCAGTGGTTATGGTTTGTATGCAACACCACTAAACTACACAGACATTAGTCATAACCTAAAGCCCAGTGGTGAACTGCCCATGCACTTTGGACTTCAGCAAAAGATCAATACTGAAGTCCGAGTAATCTTACACTTTCACCCAACATATACTGTAGCTGCAATGTATGCAGGTATTCAACTACCTGATTTACTAAAAGAGTTTCCAGAACTCAGCAGATATACCAATGTAGCACCCAATGTGCCCCTGATACCGCCTATATCGCAAGAACTAGCAGATGCTTGTGTTAATGCACTAGGCTATAACAAAACTACTGGTAACATTGACTACAACATAGTAGGAATGGACCGTCATGGTGTAATTGCGGTTGATACAACGCCTTGGCGTGCTTACGAGCATATAGAGCGCCTAGAACATATTTGCAAGATTGTGCTTGCATCGGGAAAATATTAATGCTAGTTGTCTCTCGACCCGAAGTTAACGTAGATGCCATAGTTGAGTTCGACCCTCAACAGCGGTTTATTAAGCTACCCATCACAAACTATCTCAAACTGCTTAATGTGTGGGACACAATCAATCGCCCACAGATTGCCCTAATCAACGCAGTTAATGATCCCAAGTACCGTTTTATCTGTGCTGCACTAGCACGTCGTTTAGGTAAAACCTATATCGCCAATATTATTGGTCAACTGGTCACACTGGTCCCAGGATCAAATGTGCTGATAATTTCCCCCAACTATAACCTTTCATCGATCTCATTTGAACTCCAACGCAAACTCATCAAGCATTTCGACCTCGAAGTCGCGCGTGATAACCTCAAAGACAAAATTATCGAGTTATCAAATGGCAGTACCATTCGTATGGGTTCTCTTGGTACCGTTGATAGTACTGTTGGTCGATCATATGACCTAATCATATTTGACGAGGCTGCCCTAGGCGAAGGCGGCGAAGCAGCCTTTAACGTTGCACTGCGACCTACACTTGACAAACCACAAGCCAAGGCTATTTTTATCAGCACGCCTCGTGGTCGTAACAACTGGTTCAGTCAATTTTACAACCGTGGGTTTGACCCCGAATTCCCCGAGTGGATTAGCCTACAAGCAGATTACACTGAAAACACACGCATGGCTGAGTCGGATGTTGCGGAAGCCCGCAGAAGCATGAGCAAAGCCGAATTTGAACAAGAATACCTGGCCTCATTTACTGTGTTTGAGGGTCAGATTTATGCCCTAAAAGAAGATGACATTTGTGAGATTCCCCAAGACCTCAAAGGCGAGGCATTTGCTGGGTGCGACCCTGGTTACCGAGACGCTACTGCTTATTGCGCTATCGTGTATGATTGGAACCGTGATTGCTTTTTTATTGTCGATGAATACTTGAAATCGGAACAGACCACGGCTGAGCATGCTGCGGCATTTACTGAACTGAATGACAAGCACGGTGTTGAAGTCACCTTTATTGACTCGGCAGCTGCACAGTTTGCAAGTGACCTTGCTTACCTATACAACATCTCAACAACCAAAGCCAAAAAAGACGTCTTACCCGGCATTGCTTATGTGCAAACCCTACTACAACAAGGCCGATTAAAGGTAGCTCCACACTGTACAAACGTACGTGCAATGTTTGACCAGTATCGCTGGGATCAACGCGAGGGGCTCCAACGTGAACGTCCCATGCATGATCAATATAGTCACATGGCCGACGCAGTCCGCTATGCACTGTATACTTATACCGTATAATGGTATAAAAAATTTGTGCATTGACTTTTGGTTGCTGTTCTGCTATAATAAGTGGAAATTTAGAATAATTTTATGGCAAAAAATACAAACAAGCGAATACCAGTCAAATGGGTTCGTGACAGAGCCAAAGCAGCCTACGAGAAAAAATCGAGCTGCTACATTTGCGAGACTAGTGCGGACTTAGAGCTGCATCACTTGCATTCAGTTACAATACTCTTGGACAAATGGGCTGAAGCTAAAGGTTATGACATTTCAACAGATGCAGGTATTTTAACTGTGCGAGATGAATTTATTGCTGAGCATCACACGGAGTTATATGATCAAGTTTACACCCTTTGTAATCGTCATCATGTAGCACTACACGGTGTTTACGGTAAAGCTCCTCGACCTGGCTCGGAAACGAAGCAGGCTCATTGGATTGAGACACAGCGTACAAAATTTACTGGCGGTGGTGAAGCTGTTGTGCCCAAACGTAGCTTTGGTAGTTTTTTCTCGGAGTTCACTTAAGGGAAAACTATGGCAAGATTTACAGACTGGATTCGCGAAAAGCTGAATCCAGCACAAGAACGTATTTATACAAACGAAGGTACTCAAGTTGGTACTGACGCAAAATTAACTTATACACAAGCATTTAAGAAACTGGAATCAGTTAACCGTTCGGTTAATATGCTGGCTTCGGCTTGTGCTAGCTTAGATTACGACGTCAAAGACAAATTGCACGAAGGCGTTGCAATTGGCGTACGCCAAAAGTCGCTGAACACATTGCTTAACTTCAGACCAAACCCATATCAAAGCGCACAAGATTTTCGTCAAGCACTATTCACAGACTTTGTTCTAGAAGGCAATGCATTTGTACACTTTGATGGTGTGTTTATGTATCACCTGCCTGCATCGGATGTTGAGATTTTAACAAGCGCAAAAACCTTTATTAACGGCTACCGATTCAACGGAACTGTGGATTTTAAGGAAAGCGAAGTGTTCTACTTTCGCGATTTGAATTCAGATTCAATTTATCGCGGATCAAGCCGACTAGAGTCGGCACAGAAGTCGATTAGTACGCTCTACTCCATGCAGCAGTTTCAAGAACAATTCTTTGACAACGGTGCTGTGTTTGGATTGGTGCTTACCTCGGAAAACACACTTTCGCAAATTGCCAAAGAAAAGACAATTCAGTATTGGTTACAAAAGTACTCAACCAAGCAAGGCGGCAAGCGCCCTGTGATCTTGGATTCGGGACTTAAGCCTGCACAGGTATCTAACCAAAACTTCAAAGACATGGATTTTGACCTTTCAATCAAGACCCATAGCGAACGTATTATGCAAGCAATTGGTGTACCGCCTATTTTAATGGCTGGTGGCAACAATGCTAACATCTCGCCTAATCTTCGCTTATTTTATCTTGAAACAGTAATGCCTATTAATCGTAGATTTATTAGTGCTGTTGAAAGATACTTCGGATATGATGTTGAGGCTATTACAAGCTCAGTTTCCGCACTACAACCAGAACTAAAAGATATTGCTGCCTATCATTCGACACTTGTCAATGCAGGCATCATAACAGCTAATGAAGCACGTGAAGAATTACGTTATGACAAGATGACTGGTCATGACGAAATAAGAATACCAGCTAATATTGCTGGTTCGGCTGCTGATCCGTCGCAAGGTGGAAAGCCAAAAGATAATCAGCAATAAAAGGGGTATTTATGGTAGATAAAAATAAAGTGCTGTATGTAAACAGTTCTTTTACTAAGAGTGAACCTACTACCACAGACGAAAGCGTTGAAATGTTAACCATTAAAGGTTACGCTTCAACCACTGACGTTGATAGACAGGGCGACATTGTTCCTGTAAGCGTTTGGGAAAAAGGTATTCAAAATTACTTGAAAAATCCAGTAATTTTAGCATACCATAATCACAGCGCTCCTATCGGTAGAATGACAGAGCACAAGGTTGATGAAAAAGGATTGCTTGTAAAAGCACGAATTTCTTCTGCAGCCGGTGACGTTTATAAACTAGTAAAAGACGGTGTACTCACAGCTTTTAGTATCGGATTTCGCATTGTAGATGCGGAGTACAATTCAGCTGCAGAGCTGTTTGTGGTAAAGGAGTTGGAGCTGCACGAAATTTCAGTAGTGTCAGTACCTGCAAATCAAAACACATTATTTAGTCTCTCTAAGTCGTTTGAAAACGACGAAGAATTTAAATCTTTCAAAATGCAGTTTGCACCCAAAAGCGAATCAGCTAAAGGGCTAGAATCCTCTACGGAAGCGAACAGCGATGTTACAAAGGAATGGAAAATGGATCCAAAACAATTAGAACAAATGTTAGCTGATGCAGCTAGCAAAGCGGCTGAGCAAACTGCTAAAGCCATCGGAGAAAAACAAGCTAAAGAAGCTGCTGATAAATTGGCTGCTGAAAAAGCTCAAGCTGATATCGACGCACGCGTTAAATCTGCTGTTGCAGCTATCTCTACTGTTGACACTGGTGCTGAAAAGCTCTTGGCTGAAGTCGAGAAGCGTTTAGCCTCTGCTGAAGAAACAAACAAGTCTGTGATCGCTGGTCTCGAGTCTGCTCTTAAAGAGAAGGCTGCTGAAATTGAAGCAATCACAAAGTCAAAAATGTCTTTCCAAGACGGTAAGTCTGGCGAAATGTCATATGCTGACAAAGAAAAGGCAGTTTTGCTGTCTAAAATGAATGGCAAGTCTATCGAAGCCAGCCGTTTAGGTCGTCAATTAGTTGAAAAATATGGTGCTCACGTGCCTTCAGCTACTTGGGAAACCGAAGTTAGCTTGAATATGGAAAATGAAGTACGTCGCCGTTTGGTGGTTGCTCCTAACTTCCGTAACATTGCTATGCAAACCAATGTGATGACTATCCCAGTGAATCCAGAAGCCGGTGTGGCAACTTGGGTTACTAACGCTCAGTTTGGTACTTCCAACTCTGCTGGTAACACTGCTACCCACGCTTTGAAAGAGATCACTTTGAATGCATATAAAGTTGCTACTAACGAGTACACTGCATATGAAGAAGAAGAAGATGCTTTGTTGGCTTTGATGCCCGTGATTCGTGATGGTATGATCCGTCGTGTTGCTCGCGCTGTTGACCGTGCTATGTTGCGTGGCGCAGGTTCTGGCTCTGATCCCGTTGCTGGTTTGGTTACTAAAGATGCAGCTTCTGCTGTGACTTTGTCCGCTGCTAGCGGTGTGGCTACAGTTGCTACAATGCGCGCATTACGTAAAGATTTAGGTGCTTGGGGTCTCGATCCCGCTGATGTTATCTATATCGTGTCACAAGACGTGTACTACGATTTGTTAGATGACACACAGTTCCAAACCATGGATAAAGTTGGTACACAAGCTACTTTCTTGACTGGTCAAATTGGTGCTATCGCTAATAGCCCAGTGTTGGTTTCTGCTGAGTTTGACAGCAAGGCTACTGGCGCTGCCGGTGCTATCGCTGTTGCTCCTGCTAACTTCTTG